CAGAAATGAACAGGGTCATCTTTACATTTAAGATATTCTTGTAGTGTTTCTTCGGTATACTCTACCTGAACATGTGCGGCTTTGAGTAGAGGATTACCTAAATAATTTTCACTTGGCATTATATTTGTATTCCCATTTTATCAGATAGACCTGTATTATAATTTTTAGTTCTTAAATATACATCTGATGTTTCAAAATCTTCATCAGTTAAGACACCAAAATTAGGTGTGCCATCCGGATTTGTTTTATACGTAACGTAAATAACTTTATTACTTATTGCTGAAGAAAATATTTTAGTAAAATTTATTCTAGGTTTAGCCCCTCTATATCCGGTCTTAGAAATTTTTTCTAATAATTTATCACAAAAATATGTTATCATGGTTGATCTTAAACGATCACCCTTTTCACTCAACGACTCATTATTGCTAATAAAATCTGCGAATTTATTTTTATCATATCTCGTAGATTTTAGATCAGCATCAGTCAATTTATCTGGTAAACCCTCATATTCTGTATATCCTTTTTTGAGTAAATATTTACCTACCATCGCAGAACCAGATGCCATAGAACTTTTATTTAATATCTCAAAAATTTTATATTGATCTGTGCTTCTCCATTTTGATATATCAGGTTTTAATAATGGTAATAAATCTGCTGGTTTTACAACATTTGTTGTTGATCCCTTAACTTTAGAAGAGAATTGAAACATATTATTTGCAGGTCCACACATAAAATCAACCAGTGGATAATTGGCCGCTTCAGGTAAAAATATTGTATGTGTGGTTTTAATGTCAACTTTATTTTTAGCAGATTTTAAAGGGTTGTCATTCATCAAATATAAAGGTCCTAATAATTCAGCAAAATCTTTATTAATATCTTTTAATACTGCTTTTATTGTATTCCGATGTTCAGTATAAATTTTTTTCAATTGACTTGTATTTGCGGATTCACCTGAAACAACGTATGTCAATTCTTTTAGATATAACACAACTTTTGGATTTATATCTGCACGTTCATCTATATTCTGAATTAATTTTGTTATATATTTGTCTCTTGTTAATTTTTTATCTACAACTAATGGAAAATATTTTGGTTTGAGAGAACCTAAAGTTCCTCCTTTACCCCCTGGTTTCTCTATTTGTTCAAAACTTACTCTATATAATTTTCCATCATAATCAATAAGTGCCTTTGATACATATTCTCCTTCATTAATAAATTCAATTTCTTTTCCTTTTTGTAATCGTACACCATTAAGCACTGATTTACCTTTCATGGCAACGTCAAATGCTTTAATATAAGATTCTTCTTGTGGAGATTTTAGGACTGTTTTGACTCTATCTTGTGTAGAAAAATATTTTATATATTTGTCACTCCCTCGCACACCAGGCATTGTTCTCCTTTTTACCCTTTAAACATTTTTTATCTTAGTAGTCTTTTGAATATATCTTTCTAAGTTCCATATATCATCCCATCGCATAATTGAAAAACCTTCAATGGTTTCGTCATCCTCATACCATTGAGAATATGCAGGAGTAACATGTATTTTATCAACTACAAAATTATTTACCACTATTTCATCCCATTGTGATTGGTCTTTGTCTTTTTCGTATCTGAATATTTTATTCATAGCATAATCATAAAATAATGATTTCAAAACTTTGGAGTTTTTTTTCAATACTTTTTCAATTTCATCAAAATAATCTTTAATGGCCATACCAAATACGAAACTTTGTGTACTACGTGATGCTAATTTAATATTATTACCTATCATCTCCCATGCAAAAAATGGATCTTTCTTAATGTCTTTTACACTACCCAAAATAGGATCTGGCTCTATCCATTCTTCATACACATCAACAAGTTTTTTAAACATATTAAATAAATCTCTTCTCATACCTCCTAATTTTGCACCACCGCCCAATCCCCCACCATCAGAACCTTGTCTAAGTGTTTGAAACTTCAAGTATCTACCACCATGTTTATCTACTTCTGTATTAAGATCATCTGGTCCAGCAATAATAATGTCACCTGTCAATTCTGCAACAAAACCACCATCAGTCTGAATACCTGCCTCTAAAAAATAACTATCCATATTAAAAAATGCAGATATTGCTTTTTTTGATTTTTGTATCTTTTTTAATTGTTCTACACCGGTCTCATCGGTAAGATGAAATACCTTAGAACGTATTTTATCAGGCCATAATCTTTCAAATATTGAATTACTCAATGGTATCATCACATCATCAACTGAATGTCTTGATAAATCAAATATCATAGTAGATAAACTACTCTGCCGTGCTACTTCTGTGATATAGGATTTAAATGATTTCATTTTTGATTCCTGAATTTATAGATTCAATACGTAAACCGACTTTCTCATTTCCTCTTGCACCTTTACCATCAAGGTAAATAGTGGTGTATCGGGATGAACCAAATCTGTCTTTATTTCCTGTGTAAAGGTCTGAGTAATCAGATTTTCGCCCTCTTACTTCCCAAACTGTATCGCCATTAGGTTTCACGGCAAATTTAGCATAATAAACTTTATCTTTGAATGCTAAATTTATCAATAGTTTTAATGCTTTATTGATTGGATATGGTGCAGAACTATATTTTCTAATTAAGGGATCGGCGGCTAACATTAGTGCTTTCACATTTGGATATGTGTCATTTTCTATAGCAAATTTATTGTAATCTGCTTTGACTTTTTTTCCATCTATATTCTTTTTATAAGGAGGAAGATTGTTGAGATATTCGGATGAAGTTGATTTATAAGCCTTAATGTATTCAGAATTTTCATCTTCACCATAATTTTTGACTAACAAATAAGCAGTTTCCAAGATATTCGGAATAGATTTAAGTTCGTGTAATGCAAATATCTTCATTAATAAATCATATTCCTTTTTATATTTACCTTTAGCAGAAATAAACGCCATATGTAAAGGACCAATACTGCTATCTAATTCCTCTTCTTTTTTTAACGTATCTTCAATAGTTGTCAAAATATCATTAGGTTTAACAGTATTTCCTAAACCTTTTGCCGTCTTTGCTGATATTTTGTGCATTATCCCTTCTTGGTCCGTTATTGAATAATCCATGAACGGATAATTTGATTGATATGGTACGAATATCTCTATCACACTTTTAATCCAAGGCATATAATCCTTATCTCTAAGAATTTTAATTGGACCAATAACTTCTCCGAAATCATTATTCAATTTCTGATTAAATTTATTACCGTTGGGAACATCAGACATTTTTTGTAATTGCCTTCCGTTTCCCAATTTAATACCACGAAAACAATTTCCATCTGGATCATTAACTAAATTCAGCATTATTTTCTTGTGAATCTCTTCAATTACAGAATGATTTAATTGAAAAATACCGTTTTTCAAATCTGCGATGTATTGGGTTAATGCATATGTTGTAAACCATTTTTCTTTTCTTTTGAAAAAGAGATTCGGTTTCAATAAAGGAAATGATGATGCGGCTTCATTTAGATAAGATTTAAACGTCTTCATTCTTCTTACCCTTCAGAAGTTTTTGCAATTCTGCCGTGCTACCAACAAACAAAGCATTTGTAACTTTCTCAGGAACATTTTTGACTTCTTTTGTAATGTCTTTGACTTGCTGATGAAGATTCAATAGATTATTATTTTGTTCCCCAATAACTTTAATGAGTTGACCAACAACTTCATACATTCTTGCATTACCATTTTCTTTTGCTTCCATGAGCAATTCATCAAGAGCATCATGCCCACGTTCAATCACATTGTAATAATTTTCTCTCGCATATTGATAGTCTGTATCCAATTCATCGTCACTTTTACGAGGTTCAATCTTTGGAGGCTTCTCTCGTTCAATCACCGCATTTTCTGCAACATTCAATATTTTGTCTAATTCTGCAAAAGTATCACTCATGAATCTGTTCCTGTTGATAAATCAGTAAAGACTGGAGGATTAAATATTGTGATAGTTGTATTTGCATCAACATTATCATTTGCTGATACAACTGCACTCTCTCCACCCTCAGTCGTAACAGTAATTCTACTAACTGTGTCTCCTTGGTGACCACCTGTTTCCATAAGAAAATATCTGTTATCTTCCAATCTTAAAAAGTCATCACTCGTTATTGAACTTGAATCTAATCTCATTCTATCAAATTCTGGTATTGGTCCAGGTTGATCATATTTTTTAAAATCAACCATGATTTTACGAATAATCTTATCTGAAGATTTAATGTCAGGATAGATAAAACCTTTGACGAAAAAATCAAGTGTCCATATCAATGTTCTTCTTGTTTCAAAATCTGAATCATATGTATCATCTAAAGAAGCACCGTTTAATATGATTGGAACATCTAATTTCACATTCATGTCTGGAATGACATTCAATGTAACATTAAATTCAGGAGTAAAAAATGGTAATATTTGCTCAAGTATTTGAGTTCCATCTTCAGCATTATCAACGTAAATGCTCAATTGAAAATCCATTGTATATGGCACTGGGTTGAACATCTTTCTCATCGTGTTCACCCCACCAGTAGAAGCGGCAATATTTTTAATGGTTCCTACTGAATTTAATTTGCGAACAGGATCGTAAACCATTGCAGTCATTTCAAAACTCATTCTTGGTAATGAAATTGCAACTTGACGATCTAAATCCGGATCTTGTCTAATTCTATGAATAAACTTTTGTTTAGGACCATATGCGATAGGAACTTTTTGACGAGATACTACATTATCAGAACCATCAGTTTTTTCAAGATTAATATCATTGAAAAGTGTTCCGAATATGATAACGTATTTTCTTAATGTTTGATGATAAAAAGTTTGTCCTAGCATATCGTTTATATTTAGTTTTAATAAATAATAGTATGGCACTTACTATCAAAACATTAGGCAGAAACTTTGATATCAAACAAGGATGCACGTTTGAAAAAGTTTTTACTGCCAAAGATGCAAACAATTCAAACGTAACTATCAGTTCAGGTACATGTGCCGCTAAAATGCGTAAATCTTATGATACTTCTAATAGTTCTTTAATTTTAGCGTTTACAACTTCTGTTTCTGGATCAAATGTTACAATCTCCGCTACATCAACTCAAACCGCAAGCATGGCGGCAGGTCGTTATTATTATGATGTTGAATACACACAAAGTGGTGGTGATATAGAAAGAATTGTTGAAGGCATTATAACATTATCTCCGGAAGCAACCGCTTAAATATTACCTTCACTAAAAGGATTTGACTCAGAAAAGTCTATAATTCCATCGGCTTCTGTTTCTATTGTATAATTATTTGCCGATATATCATTTACGAATTGTTGAGTATCTGGAGCAGTTTGTAATGAATAATAAGCCCCACTCGTATTTCCTACAATATTTGATGATGCACTAAATGATCCAACAACATCTGTAATCTTTAGAGTATTATCAGTTGTATTCCAAGAAATAACTCTTGCTTTTGTATTTGCAGATGAATGGTCAGTTCCAACATACACATATTCATTTTCAACATATTCACCAGATCCTGTATCCATTGACAATTCTAATGCATAGGCATTTTCGTCTTCTACTTTATCAATATCCGCAATACCAGTATCAATTTTTTGATCATCATACTGAAACAATTCACACGTAAGATCAAAGATTGGCAATTTACCAAACTGATAAAACATTGATTCATGTTCTACAAACCGAACTTCATATATTTTTTTGTTCAATGGTAGAAAAATTATATCACCTTCTAGAGGTCTGTCTTGTGAATTTATATCTAAATTATCAAATCGTCTTCTTGCTACAGAAAAAATGACCTGATCACGAATTTCTAATCCAAAACGTGATATGAAATCTCCATCTCCCTCAAAACCATCTACCGATTTGACATACATTTCAATCAAATGTGCATTGGTGAATTCTGATATTGTATCTTCACCATATAGAATGTCCTCATTAATAAGAGTTCTTGGCATATAATATACATCAATACCAAAATTCTTAATTGATTCAATGATTAAATCTTGATGAAGGGCTTGTTCTGAAGTGTTTTCAAAATAATTAAAATATACGCTTGTGGTCATTAGAAAGGTCCTGGTCCGACCATGAAGTCAATAGGTAGTTCAAACCTTAATTGAACTTCATCTTGTATTTCTTTTAATTCGTTTTGAGCATCATCAAATAACTGTCTGCCATTCAATGTAGCACCACCTGGCAATTGAACACCATCATATTTAATTAGATTTGCTCCCCATTGTCTTTTGATTAATGCAGTAACATATCTTTTGAGAAACATGTCGTTGTAAACATCTGAATAAGTATCTGGATCTAAAGTTCTATAACATTCTGCAACGATATATTCATCAATTTTGATATCATCATTTGCCCAATCAAGGTCAAGATATAGACGATTTGTGTGTCTTTGAAAACGAATAGGTTTTTTACCAACAAAAATATCATTTAACAATTGAATATATTGCATAGACATCTGATAATTTGTAATTGAACCAGATGTTAAAAATGGCATTTCATTAAGATGAAATTGATATCTAAATGAAAAAAGATCACTTGAAGTTTGACCACTACCAGAGGTATCTGTAATATCAAAAATATTGACTACACTAATAACTGCATCATTTAATGGAATATAATGGTTATCAACATCTCCAAATGTTACTAAATCGGCATCTGTGTCAGCAACCGCAGTAGAACCGCTTGTGCCTCCAGTTACTGTTTCACCATTTGAAAAACTTGATGTTGTATTATTATTCGCAATATCGTTTGTGTCTTTATGTTCTTTAAAAGTTATTATAGTTGAATTGGCGGCATGAACAGTTGCTTCAGCATCAGAAGTTCCACCTGTTATTGTCTCTCCTACAGTAAATGCACCTGTATTTGATGCAATTTTAAGTGTAGAACCCGTTATTTTATGTTTGATATAAGTTTTTTCAAGTGCATCAAAATGATAATCTTGAAAATATTGAATACCTTCATCAATACGATCTTCTACTTGATCGTCATCAACATTTATTTCTATAACAGGCTTACCTAAACTTCTTAGACAATACTGTTTAAGTGTTTCTCTCGTGGAAGGATTAGCCATTTATTTTTGCCTTGAGTTCATTTACCTCTTTGTTTAAATCTTTTATACCTTCAACTAACAAACCAACAAGTTTTGTATATGAAACAGATCCATTGTATTCTGCCTCAGGCACAACATCTCTTACATTTTCCGCTATTAATCCAAGTTGTCTTTTCTCTACTCTTTTATCTTTCCAATAAAAATTTACCCCTCTCAAGCCATTAATTTTTTCTAATGAGTTCTCTATAATAGATAAATTTTCTTTAAGAGCCATAGCAGAATCTTCAGTTATAGTTGTTCCAACATGTAATTTTTTACCTATTCCTACTCCACCTGTCACAACTAAAGCACCTGTAGTTTTTGATGAGGCGTCTGTAATATTTTCAATTGAAGCAGTATTACTAAATGTTGCGGCCCCTGTTACAGATATTGTATTTGATAGTGAAGTGGCTCTTGTTACACTTAAAGTGCCTGTTACCGTAGCATTGTTAGCAACAGAAAATGTATTGGATAAAGTTGTTGCTCCAGTTACGGATAATGTATTTGATAATGTAGTTGCTCTTGTTACACCTAATGTACCTGTAACTGTAGCATTATTGGCAACAGAAAAAGTATTAGAAAGAGTTGTTGCTCCAGTTACGGATAAAGTATTAGAAAGAGTTGTTGCTCCAGTTACGGATAAAGTATTTGATAA